GCGCATCGCTGCGGATAACGAGTTTATCCAAGCCCTCACCCTCGCCGCCTACCAGTCGCCGCGCTTCAGCACCGACAGCTACCGCCAAGAGGCCATCACCGACTTCCGTAACGAGGTCGAGGTGATGTGCTACGGCGAAGGTGCCTGACGGCAGAAACAGGGTCACGATAGCAAGGGGGTCGCACACAGCGGCCCCTTTTTTGTGTGGCCATTCAAATAGTCACCAAATAGACAGAACCTGCCTAACTGATGTTTGCGCTAACGGGTCAAGGGAATAAGGGGAAATAACAATATATATCTTTCAAATAATCATCTAATCACTTAGTAAGATACTAGTTCTCTCAAATAGCTACCCACCATATGAGTATCTGTATAGATAACTATTTGAAATAGTATCCCCATAGAGGGAATCTATCTGTTTCTCCCTGACTATTTGAACTAAGTGATTATTTGCAACGAAATCAATGACTTAGCGTGTTTAGGTGATGACTAGGTGAACTAAGTGAACAAGTCATTGAAAACAAAGGAAAAACCCGCCGGAGCGGGTTTAACTTACCTAAATATGTGGTGGATTCACGCCAAAATGAGCGTTTCTGTGGTCCTGCCGCCCTTGCCGAAGGTGGTGGTTTCCTTCCGAATATGGCCGGATTCCAAGAGGCGCTCCACAGCAGCGTCCACATCTTCCTTCTTCCACTTGCGGCGCAGCTTGTTGCGCAGGACGCCAATGGTAAGGCCCTCGTCACCAATGGAATGGGCAATAGCAGAATTGAGCGCCGAGGCGGATTTACCGTCAGGGCCATCGTTGGACATGACCAAGTGCATCTTAGCTTCAATGTCGCGCTTCACCAACGCATACGCCCAACGAACATGCTCGACCGTGCGGACACCAGATGGAATGGCCAACACAAACGAAACCTTGGCCACCAACTCGTAAGCCCGCAGGTAAAGCGATTCCAAGCCGGTCCGCGACTTGTGGTCAATGGCCTGATCTTCAAACCACTGCACAACCTCGTCCAAAAGCTCGTCAGCGGCGCTGTCAGTGGGTATGGGGAGCCTGTTGGTGGCCTCCTTGACCCCACTATCAGAATCGTACTCACCGGCGCTGTACAGGGCGCGTAGACGATCCGCAATTTTCGATGGCATAGCCTGCTTGCGAAAGCCGCGCTTGGTGCGTGGGGCCGTGTCCCGCTCCTCAAAGAGCAAGGCCGAACAAGACCCTCATCAAGCGAGTGCAGCCGACTGGTAAGGTCATCCAAGGCCGATTGATTGATCTTCACACCCTCGTCCTGCTTGCGGTTCATCGAAGCGATCTGCTTGTTGATCTCAGCGCGGATGTCGTCTTTCAAGTCGCCGGTGATAAGCATACGACCGTTCGCCTTGGAATATGCCGACATCAAAATACCAATGATGCCTTCCAAGTATGCCGCCCCACCACGGTTCTGCGCGTTCTTGATCTTCTGCAAGAAGATGCCGATCTCATCCACGATGTAGAATGCCGCTTGGTGGCGGAGAGCGATGTTGCGCATGATCTCCTGTTCCGACTTGATAGCGCCGTGCGTGGCGGCAGAAATGCCCGTGACAGCATGTATTTCCGACATGGCCTGCTGGATAGCCTCCTTGCCTGTGCCGGAACCAGCAACGCAAAAAGAGAAAAGGTTAGAGGTCACGTTGTCCCGCTCATCGTAATAGCGAAGACCAGCGACATTCCCCATGGCTGTCAAAGCAGCCGCAACCGCAAGACGTTCACGCGGCCTGCGAGATTGCGACTCAATCCACTGAGCAAGTTCACCGACAAACCCCGGCGGACGGAGAAGGTCAACCTCATGATCCGCTGGTAACGTAGGGGTGTCCGACATATCAAACTCAACGTCAGGCGTAAATGTGACAGACTGCTGCCAGCCACCCTGCTCCGCGTGGTAAACCAAAGTGCCAAGCGTCTTGGGGTTCGCAGACTTGCCAAAAGAATGCCACTTCTTGTGCATCTCATCAGCATTGTACTTACTGGATTGCCTGCACCACTCATCCCAAACGTCAAAGCCAGTACCACCAGTCGCATGGTGCAAACACATACCGACCTCAATAAAACGGTCGTAGTCGTCGTAATCACCCACGAAAGAAAGCATCTGACGCAAATCGTCATGGGAAACGTCGATAGTAGCGCCTTGGTACTCGTTACGGTGGTGTTCCGGCCTTTCAAGCAATGAAACCAGCGCAGCAGGCGCATCGTCGATCTCGTCAGGCGACCCCACAGCAACACTATAGGTAGACCCACTAGCATGTTTGGAACCCGGCCCGACGACATAACCAGATGACTTGAAGTCAATGCCAGGGTAATCCGAAAGATGCTGCACCAAGGCACATCCCGGCGACTTGAAGTACAAGTGCTTTGACCCACCACCAGACCCGGTATTGACGATCAAACCCGCGCCGGAAAGTTCAGGCACCTTTTCAAGTAGCCTTTCGTAAGAATCAACGCCACCATTACGCGCGTCAATATCAACGACCATAAGGCCGTCCATCAAAACGCCATACCCTGTGTCGAACGCGCCGATCTCATGGAATAAATCCCACTGCTCGTCTGACCAGTCTGGTGTGTGTTGCCAGCCGGATGAGTATGGCTTCTTGAAGGCCATCCTTTCGTCAAGGGCGCTGCCATCGTGATCTCTAGCACCTAGAAGCCCAAAAACCTTATATCCAGCGTCCCTAAATTCATTGTGGATCATTGTTTACGATCTCCCTGATCTGATACTCTCTTAGCTTAGGAACCATGTCTCCCCATTGCGCCACAGCTTGAACACTGATACCCAAGGCTTCCGCTAGTCGCCTGCGCGACCCGCCGAACATGGCTATCGCTTCTTTAGTCGTCATGTGAATCACCCCCTTTCGAGATTCTTTGTTAAAGTCCGCTTGACAATACGCATTAAGCGTGGCAGAAACAACCCCGGTGAAAGAAAAGAGAAGGAGAAAAGATGTCTGTTCTTTCCGCAGTATCCAAGCCCAAGGACCGACCCGTTATTGTTACCGTGTGTGGTGATAGTGGTATGGGCAAAACAAGTCTTGCGGCGACGTTCCCGAAGCCCATTGTGATTCGTGGTGAGGATGGCTTGCAGGCTATCCCACAAGAAAAACGACCAGATGCGTTCCCGTTGCTGCAAAGCGCGGATGACCTATGGGAGCAGTTGACGGCGTTGCTCAACGAGGAGCATAGCTACAAGACTGTCATCATTGATAGCGTAACGGCTCTTGAGCGATTGTTCATGCAGCACGTCATTGACAGTGATCCGAAGAAGCCTCGTTCGATCAATCAGGCTCTAGGTGGCTACGGCGCTGGTCTTTCGGCTGTTGCGGCTATGCACCAGCGTGTCCGTAAGGCATGTGGTTTGCTGAACGAGCGCAAGGGTATGCACGTTGTCTTTGTTGCTCATGCGGATACGGAAACGATTGAACTTCCTGACCAAGATCCATACACGCGGTATTCGTTGCGCCTCGGCAAGAAGTCTATGGCACCGTATGTTGACGACAGCGACATTGTTGGCTTCCTCCGCCTTGAGACGTTCACCACAGGAGACGGTGAGCGCAAGAAGGCTATCAGCGATGGCACACGAGAAATCATCACATATGCAACTGCTGCATCTGTATCAAAGAATCGTTTCGGAGTGACCGAACCGATCAAGGTAAAAGCTGGCGAGAATCCTTTCGTCGGCATTGTTGGCTCACTCAAGTAAAGGAGAACAAACATGAGTGATTTTTGGGGACTTTCCGACGGTGATACCGCGAAAGCATCATCCGACTTTGACTCTGGCGGCGGCTCAATGGAGCCTATCCCTGATGGGACGCAGGTCATGGCTATGATTGACGAGGCCAAATGGGACAGCAAGGATGAATGTGAATACATCTCGCTCCGCTGGACCACGTTGAAGCCTGAGCAATACAAGAACCGCAAGTTCTTCCAGAAGCTATGGGTTATGGGCAACAACCCGAACCAGCAGGACGCCGAAAAGCGTAAAAAGCAAGGCGACAAAGCCAAGCAGATGCTTGCAGCAATCGACACAAACGCTGGTGGCAAACTGCTGGAAAACGGCGGGAAACCCGGTGACGGTGATTTGCAATCAGGTCTTATTGGCAAGCCTATGATCGTCAAGTTGGGCGTCTGGGAAATGACTGGCAGCATGGGTGACACTATGTCCGGCAACTGGGTGCAGGCAGTGTCAGCAAAGGATAGCGCGAACGTAGAAGTGCAACCTGAGCAGAAGAAGCCCGACCCTATTGATGACGAGATTCCATTTTGATGGAATAAACTAAAAGCCACCCCGAAGTGACCCCGACCACGATTAGCCTGAGATATTCAGCGCCGGGGTGGCTCTTTTTCCAAAGGAGACACTATGGAACAGCGATCTGCCGAGTGGTTTGAGGCGCGTAAAAAGCGCGTCACTGGATCAAATGCTGGTGCGGTTTTGGGTCTTGACCCGTATCGTGGCCCGGATGACGTAATGCGAGCTATGGTGCGTGAAGCACATGGCGCTGAGAGTGAATTTAGCGGTAACGTAGCAACTGAGTGGGGCGCATTCCACGAAAATGGTGCGCAGGCCGACTTTGAAATGGAGACAGGTAAGAAGGTTGAGACGTGTGGGTTCTTCCCGCACTTGGATTGGCTCGGTGCGTCACCAGACGGTTTGATTGATGACGATGCTGTTCTTGAGATCAAATGCCCGTTCCGCCTTCGTGACGGCGGTGAACACAAAGGCATTGCAGAACAACCGCATTACTACGCTCAGATGCAGATCGAGATGTACTGCACAGAACGCAGCAAAGCGTATTTTTGGCAGTGGGCACCACACAAGACAAAGCTGGAAATCGTAGAGCGCGACGAATGGTGGCTTGACGAACACATCCCGCGACTTTTTGAGTTCTATGAGCGGTTCTTGGTCGAAATGGACAACCCAGACCATTTGCAGCCAAAGCGCAAGGTGCTGAACACCAACCGCGCCCTTCACCTTGTGGCTGAGTATGACGATCTGGCTGAGGCCATCGACCAAGCTAAGGCGAAACAAAAAGAAATCATGGAAGAATTGGGCGGCCTGTCCAAAGATCAGAATGCACAGAGTGGCGAAAAGAAACTCACCAAGGTGAGGCGCGCTGGTGCTATTT